CCATGTTTTACCATTAAGTATATCTTTAGCTTTTTCCTCAGAGAATCCCATATCTGTGAATTCATATATGCTTCCCTCTCTAGTATCTTCTTCTTTTTCCCATCTATGTTTAGTAATATTAATAATCATTTCAACATACTTAGTCTTATAACACATTGACAACGCGTCAATAAAACTAATATCTAAATCAGGATGTTGTTTTTTAAGTGTATTTAATTTGCTCATAATTATAATATAATAACCTTTATTTATTTTTCCAATCTATTCTTCATCAAATAGATCCTCTCCTTTATAGTCAGGGTGATTTTTTTCCATATAATCTAATCCTCGAACCATAAACACTGCTAATATAAGTGCTAGTGTAAATGAAATAATTGCTGCTGGTATCATAAAAATAATTTTTTAAATATTTCCCATTTTGATTTGAACTCTATTTTTTTGAATTTTCCATTTTCATCCACTACCCAAGCAAACATACCCTCACTCCAACGTTTATAAGTACAATGCCTACATACTAAATTCTTACCCTGATGCTCAGGACGCTGGTATGGTCTGGGGTTTTTAGTGAACATGAATAATGGATATGTTCGCTTGCAATCAAAGCACTTCTTCATATTACTCTATTGTCAAGTTATCTTCTTGTAACATTTGTCTAATAACATCTCTTAATCTATAACATACATCCATTTCTTCAGATGTTGCTTCACCATTACCTTCAAGGGCGGCGCCATACTTATGTACGCTACGGAGTTTTTGATCTAGTTCCCAGATGAAGTGTTTATACTTATGTCCATCTAACGCAGTACGAAGCTCTTCTGCTTCTTCATCTCGATCGAATTCTATTATTACTTTACTCATAACTTTCTCTATCTATTTTAATTACATATGGAAATCTTGGTACTGGTGAGTCGCCTGGTGTTAGATTAAAATACTTAACTGTTGCTGACTTGCCAATTAATTCTTGTCTTTGTTTCCAAAGTTCTTTACATTCCTCCCAATTAAATTTAGGTGAAGCATTGAATCGTTTTCCATCTTTATTTTCAAATATAAATGAACCTACCATTCCTGTTTTATTACCTAAACCTTCAACTATATCTAATATAATATATTCCTCATCTATAAACGACTTATACTTAAGTAATGATTTGGAACGTTTTGATTCATATTTTTTATCTAAACGAACCATTAATCCCTCATAACCCTCACTAACATAATCAATATACCATTTATCAACCCACTCAACATCATGAACAATACTTGTTCTTACCAATACACAACACTTAGGTAAAGACATTTTATTTAAAACACTATGTCGTTCACTAAACACCCCATCATGACTAGGTAAATCATAGATATGATATTGAATTGATTCTTTACTTTTAGCTAAATCATCACTTGTTGGTTTAGTTTTCTTAACCAATGAACAAATAGCGTTAAAGTCATTTGCAAACTTATCAGCATACAACTCACCATCAAATATCAAATCAGGATTAGACTCAAATAATGGTTTAAGTGAGTCATAGATATGTGGGGCGGAAATAATTCTTTTCCCATTTCTGCTCCACATACCATCTGCTCTAACAATACATCTAATACCATCTAGTTTAGGTTGACTAAAAACTGGGTATTCAATTTTGTCTTTATAATCTTCAAATTTATGAGCTAACATTGGATTAAAGAATTTAGGTGTGTCAATATCATCTATTGATTCATAACTACCTAATTCTAATTTCTTAGTCCACATTGCTTGAGCCTCAGCTAATGCTTGTTGTTCAGGAGTGGTTTCGTTTTTCTTACCTATATTCTTACCTGAGCAACAGGTCCATTCAGAAGTTGTTTTAACTCCATCTGTATAACCTGATATTGTTCTGAAACAGTTGTTCTCGACTTCAACTGTCCATTCATTTACTTTACCATTAACGGCACGTTTATATAATGTGTTTAATTTCATAACCTAAATATAATAAAAAATGACCCGAAGGCCAAACTTTATTTATAAACTGATGGATGTTTCCATATCTTTCTTTTAGTTAATTTATCTTCAAATTTACTGAACCTGAATCGTTTTTGGTAATCTATAGTGGAAAGTGACTCATTTCCATTAGTTTCTCTCCATTGTTTAAACGCTTCATATTCAGATTTAGACATACGAGTGAACACAAGTTGACCATCAGCATCATTATATAGATTATAATATTTTAAATCTAAAAACATAATTTCATCATAAGGAGGAATTGTGTACAATAATGTAGGACCAACTGCCATTTCATATAATAATTTGTTAAGATCACTATATGTGGTTGTTATAGTATCTAGGGCAAGTTGAAGACTATCTGATATAGCTTTTTGAGCAGATAATGCTTGAGTGTTAGTTACCTCAACAAATACTACTTTTTGCTCATAACGAGTGATAGTGTCTATTTGTTTTTCAATAATGATCTTTTGTTGTGTGATTGTACCTTCTAAGGTGCGAAACTGCTTGTTCAACAGTCATCACAACAACTTTTGTGATACCATCATCATCAATAGTTTCATATGGGTACTTACTCGTTGGTTGGGACCTCAAGGTTCCAGTCAGACTTAGGACGAGTAGGAGTAGGAGGAGGTGTATTAAGTTGCTCTTCATAGGTTTCTACCTGCTCTGTTAATGTTGAAACTTGTTCTGTTAATTGTTGATTCACAGAATTTAGTTTTTGATTTTCAGAAGACAGGGTTTGGTTTTGGTCTGTTAATGTTTGATTTTCTTCCACTAATGAAACATTTTTCTTAACAACAGTAACATGACCATCACCAGCCATGAATACATCAGCCATAACAAACGCTACAACCAATAATAAAACTCCGTATAAAGCTAATCTTTTTTTCACTTTTTACCTTTGCTTAATAAAATAATTTCTCTTAAATCTTTAAGAGCTTGAGTGTTATTGTCTAATGAACTTTGGATTTTACCTGTATCTGTCTTGATATAATCATTAAGTTCTTTTTGAAGATCCTCTACTTTCTTTTTCAAATCATCTTCAGCTTTTAATTGGCGCTTTAACATATACCATAAAACAGCACCTAAACCAAGTACAATAACACCTAACGCACCATATTGAGTTAGTGTTTCAAATACTCCAAATGATGGAGCAGCTTGTAAAAATACAATTAATTGACTCATTTTTTATCTCTTAATTCTTTTTCAAGTTCATTGATTTTAGCTTGCATAGCATCTTTTTCAGCCATGTTACGCTTAAACATATACCATCCAACAGCACCTAATGCTAATACTACTAAACCTAACGCTCCGTAGTTAGCTAATTGTTCGAATACTCCAAATCCAGTTGTTGATGCTTCTAATAAAATATTTGTCATATGTTTTATTTTTTATTGTGTAAGTAATTACTCATTATGTTACCTATAGCGCCTAATTTCTGACGTATAAATATCCACTCGTCTTTAACTATTTTATGTTTTTTATTAATATAATAAATTCCCATCACACCAATTATTCTTCCATCTAAATCTGTTAAAGATAATAAGTAACATGATTTATATTTGTTTTCAACACAAAATGTTTCTAAACCATAAGTTGGATCATTTTCAATATCTGGTACTAGTATTTCTCCATTCTCATATAACTCAGCCATTGGTTTATTAAATAATGATACTGGTATGTTTTGGTAAACACCTTTTATAGATATAGTGTTAGGTGTAGTTATCTCATGAAATACTGAGAATTTTTGGATTGATTTACCAGTTGGATAAAAATGACCTCCATTATGGAATTGAGCAATATAGATTTGATCACACTCTAATTCATTAAGTATTACATCTAATTGATGTTCAATTAATTCATTATACTTAATAGCGTCTGGAAGTGGATCAGTAGGTTTCTTTCTATATTTACTTTTGACCCATTCAAGCAGTATTGGCCCAAATACAGATGTGATTAAGGCAATTATAATTGGTACTATAATTTCAGTCATTCCTTATTTTAATAAACTATAGTACTCTTTAAAATGTTTTAAACGATCAGGTAAACCAATTGTTCCACCATTTACTCGTTTAGTAACAGCTGTGACTGTAGCATCATCAGCTCCCTTATCACATATTGACCATAAATTATTTGAATTAAAGAAAAACGCAGCTGATGCTAATGGGTATTTAGTAGCTACTAAATCAGGGTTAGCAACTGTGTCTTCGCCTATGAATTTAGCAAAGCCAGTATAATTAGACTTACCAGTTAATTGAATATAACCACGTCCACGGTATTTATATCCTTCACCTGT